CGGTACAGATAATTATTTACATGATGTATCTTTTAATGAAATTTTATCAGTTTATTATTTTGATAAAGAGATAAAAAGTATTTTTCTAAAAGCTACTATTGATATAGAAAAGTGCTTAAAGTCAATGATTGCTTATTATTTTTCTGAATCACATCCAGAAGATTATTCCTATTTGAATGTAAATAATTTTGATTGTTCAAAAATTACAAAAACTGTTAATTTAATTTCAGGTATTTCTAAAACAATTGCACAAAAGGAAAGAGAAAAAAACGATAATTCTGTCAAACATTATTTGAACCATCATTTTAATGTTCCACTATGGGTAATTATGAATTATCTATCGTTCGGACAAGTAGTTCAATTTTATGAACTGATGAAACAATCTGATCAAAACAAGATAGCTAAAAAATACAGTTTTTTTGCGAATAAAGCATTAAATGTATCTACCATTTATTTGGATTCTAATAAATTGTTATCTTATTTAAAAAACATTCATGAAATTCGAAACATCACGGCTCATAGCAACAAGTTTATTGGTTTCAAATGTAAAGGAAATGCGCAATATTTAAATGAATTACATAGTCTTTACAATATTGGAAATAATGATAGCAAACAAGATGTATTTAACGTTTTTGTGACAATGCGAATTTTCCTTGCACCTGGTAACTTTGCTACTTTTAATAATTCTATACGAAAAAGAATGGTTCATTTATCCAAGAGTATTAATTCAATCAATGAAAATGAAATATTTAAAAAGCTAGGATTTCCATACGATTGGTATAAGCTCCCACCTATGAACTCATAATCGATATTAAGCAAAAAAAGTCCTGGATGCTACCAACATCCAGGACGATTAAGAGTACTACCAATACTCTCACATAAAAAGATGACTACCACATCAAACTTTTTATGTGCTCATTTTAGCATAGAACGGAGGAAATTTAAATGCCTATTTATGAGCGCCTACACAATGGAAAGAAGCAGTGGAGATTCCGCTGCTATTACACCGATTTTAATGGAGATCGTGTTCAAAGAAACTCTAAATGGTTTAACACTAAAAAAGAAGCAGTAGCTGCTGAATCTGCATCCATGCAGATCAAGGTTGTTGGAGACCAGGACGTATCCTTCTATGAAGTTACTTTAAAATGGTATGAATTTAAGTCTAGAACGTTGAAACCATCCACACTGGATACGAAAAGAGTGTACCTGAATATGTTGTCTCCGCTTAACGATAAGAAGATAGCCAAGATTACATATCTTGATATCGATAACTTTTTCGAATTGCCACAAATCAAATCTTATAAGTATTCGACCAAAAAGACGTTACTAACAAATCTTAGAAATATCTTTAGATTCGCGAAGAAACATTATGGTATAGTCAATGATCCATTTTTTAAGATGGCTCCTTTGACAAGGCCTGTTGCCACGGAGGCTAAAAAGCTTGAAATCGTGTCTAAAAGTGATTTTAAGACACTTTTCGATTATGCAGTAACATGTAGAGGTGGAGCATGGAAAGATACGGCATACGCAATTTGGACGATGTATATGACAGGCATGCGTGTATCTGAATATTTATCATTAACCTTTGAGGATTTCGATGGTAAATACATCCATATTCGCAGACAGTATATTCGTGGTAAGTGGCAGACACCTAAGACCAAGAATTCAATTCGTAAGATTGCAGTTGATGAAAAGACAAAATCGTTTATTTATGAATTGAAGAAATACTATTCTTCTTTTGATGAATTTGAAGAGACGTGGTTTATATTTGGTGGATATAGACATATGGACCCAGAGATATTAAGACTAAGAAAAAACAAATTGTGTGCAGAAGCTGGAGTTCCTGAATTCAATATTCATGCGTTAAGGCACTCACATGCTTCAAATTTAATCGAGGCGGGTGTAAATATGTACAAGATATCGAAACGTCTAGGCCACTCATCTATACGTACTACGATGGATATTTATGGCCATCTTATTGATACGGAAGAAGATGAGGTTTTGAACGCAATTTCAAATTTTTAAGTCATAAATAAGTCATAACTCTATACAAAAACAGAATTCCCCTTTATTTAAAGGGGAATTATTTTAGTTTGTAAATTTTTCGTAGAAAGATAATGCGTTTATAACATTAATTTGTGTTTTAAATATAGGTGCAGAATTCATGAGAATAAATGATATTTAATAGAATCCATTCCTTTTAAGATGTAATCAAGATATAAACGATATCTTAATTTTTGAAGAGTTTTCCAAAGTCGGTATTTAATCCAAAAAAAGCAAAAGAAAAGTATTGCCTATGCTTGCATATATGCTAGCATTATGCTATAATATATATGTAAGGAGGAAAGGTTATGAATAAGAAATTTAAAAAATCCAAAATCGATTGGACGTCTCTAATCATACAATCAATCTTGGACTTAGCAGTTGGGTTAATCTTATTGATTATCGAGAAGCTTACATAGCTTCTCCCCTAACTCATTATAACTTATTCATCGTATATTATGCTAGTAAAATTAGGAATATTTTTTATCGCAATTGGAATTGCAAAATTCATTTATGCAATGTATCTAAAACACAAAGGAGAATAACATGAGACCACAAGACAAGTACAACAAAGAAAAAATGACAATTATTTCTGCTAGATTCAAAAATGATTTTGCCGAAGAATTTAAACAAGCTTGCAAAGCTTTAGGAGTATCTCAAGCGGATGTTATTAGAGACGCAATGAATCAAACAATTGAGAAAGCCAACGCATTGGATGGACTAGATATGTTTAGTATCGACAAAATGAATCAAGACGAAGCTTATTTTAACCAATTCATCCAGGAACTAAAAGATTATGATGATTTTGGAAAATTCAAAGGATATTTTGGAAGACCTTCAGACGTTGAAGACAGAATCTGCGAATTAAATACATCGTGCGAAATTTATACTGAAGTTAATGGATCATACGAATGTGCAAGTAATGATAAAGCAATTCATGATGAATTTGGTTCAGATGACAATCACAAAATCAACGGATATATTGCCATCGAAGTTGGATATGGTAAATTTGTTAAAATGTACGGCGAATACTTCTGTGAAGATTGGGATGAAGATGAAGAAGCATACATGAATTGCTCATTTGGTGGATATTACGGTATCGATTTAGATTAAGGCCTATTGAATAGGTCTTTTTCTTTTATCAAAAACGATCACAGGCGAAGCATTATGCTATGAGCATACATTTTTGAACATAAAAAAACAGCCTATGAACTTAATCATAGGCTAAATATACGAAAAAATAGTTGAATGTGTTATTTTTACTCTTTATGCAATTTCTGTTAACGGTGTTGGATCAACCCAAACACCACCAATCTTGACAATATTCTTTTGAACATTCACTGCATCGACTCTGATTCTAGATACGTAGACTACTGCATTTGTGGTATGAAGTACATTGTCATTATATCCATCTGAGTTTGGCACTTTGTCTACCATACGAATTGGAAACCAACCACCTAGTTTTGATAAATAGCAACATAAGTCATCGCCGATTTTTTTCAAGCCTTGGTTACCAATCTTCATATGCACAGATGTAACATAGTTACCTTCATGCAAGATTTGGTCGATAGCTTCACTACTTGATTGCGTCGTTCCTACTGGTGTATGAGGGTCTGTATCGATACCTGCATCATTTGTCCATCCAATAGCTACCCCATTACGATCAACACGATATGGATATTTAGCACCTTTGATTACACGTCCGATTATTCCACTCCAATCTCCTTTTAAGATTTTAGAAGTTCCGTAACAGTTAACGCTTAATGTATTTGTGCAGATAGGTGTACCGACTGAATATTTTTCGCCACTTGGAGCACTTGGTTGCGTTGGTGTCACTGTTTGACCGTCTAATCTAGCATTTACTTCTTGTGCTAATTGATTCATCTTAGAATGTAAATAAGGACCAGGACAAGATGTTGCTGCGAACATTCTATGTTCTGTCAAGCTTCCAGTTGAATCACCAGTGTAGTTTAATCTGAATCCATATCGTTTACATACATCCACGCATAGATTTACTAATGCGTTCCAAGCTTTTGGTGAGATTGTCCACGTATCTGTATTATCGTTCGCAATTTCAATTGTAATTGATTGGCAATCGTTGTAGTAGTTTGATGATGTCCACGCTCTGTTTTCTTCGTCTACATTCGAAACAATCGTACCGTCTGAACCAATGCAATAGTTTGCACTAGCCATTCTTCCGCTTACTTGGAATGATTGAGCACATCGTTCTGCCGACCACTGACATGCCATATGATGAGGTGTGATTTTACATACTTTATAGCCACCACGTCCTCGCATATAGTTGTCTGCGCTGGCAGGAATATATTTATTTGTTAAGCTTGAATATGACATTCTTCTTCACCTTCTTCTTTTCCATTTGATAACTCTGATTGAGCTTCTTCTGATAAATCTTCAAATTTTACTTCTTTTTCTTCCATGAATTATACCTCCTAATTTTTTTCGACCAAGAAATCTTGAATTTCATTTCTAGTTTCGACTAGCTTTTCCTTATCTGAATCAGACAATAAACCATTCAAGATTGCAATGTTTGCCTTAAGTAGCAAATTACTTCTTTCTTTATCTTCATCCAATCTACCATCATAATCGAACAAAATGCGAGCATGTTCTTCTAGCTTTTTATTGATTCCTTCTTGATTCAACGTAATCTTTTCCAATGAATTTAATCGCTCATTATCTTTGTGAAGCAATTCATCGTGTCTTTGAACTTTAGCTTTTAAATCATCGCTCGGCTTTTTCAATTCTTTAATAATCTTCACAACACCCCAAACGGATGCTATGAAGCCACAAATCCATACAATTTGTTGGCTTGTAATCGTAAAATTCATACAAACCACCTACTTTATTTTTCTTCTATTTGGCCTTCAATGAAACGTGTGAATGCCTGATGCATACCAGTAGATGCTAAGCCCATAAGCGCACCATAAACTGCATTTTCGATTGACATACCACTAACCGCTAGGTTTAGCACCAATCCAGTGAATGCAAGTACTGATGGAATATATTTATTAGGGAAACTTGTGAATGACGTTTTCAAAATGTAGCCTACGATTAAACAGGCTACTACAACCACCAAAACAAAATATTTACTTAAATCTACAAAATCCATTTTTTATTCCTCCTATGTCATATATAAAAAGGCTAGATATTCTAGCCTTCTTAATAATTTTCACCAGTGATTTTTTTATACTGATCAGTCGTAATGATTCCTTTTTCACAGAATTTTCTTACCTGCTTATCTGTATATAGTTTTAGATCATAAAATCTTTTGATTTTTTCAAACATAAATTAAGCCTCGTTTTCTTCTAGAAGCGTATCTGTCATCATGGCCGTGTACATGACTTGTGCCTCAATCTTATCCTGTGCGGTTGCTTGTTGCTCTGGTTCTTTGATTGTTGGCTTTTCTCCTTCCGCGACTTCTACAACTTTACCGGCTACAAATTTATAGTTGTATCTTCCTTGTTCGTCTACTAATCCTTTTTCTAGATATTGACTTTGTGCATGTGCGTATTTGTCACCTTGTCCTTTGTCAATCTCTTTCATTGTTTGAATTTCTTCTTGTGATAAAAAGATTTCTGAATTAATAGATGTGATGTATCCATCTTGTAAGGATACGTATACTTTATATTCGTTGTTCATAGCTTCCTCCTAATAGATTTCTGCGTCCAAATCTAGCACCACATCGATTACTGTTTGATTAGTATTTTCTGCAGTTCCTGCTAGGTATACTGCATTATTTTCTTCCGCAAGAGTTACATCAACAGTGTTAACATTATATGAATTTTTCGACTTAAAGGTTGTAGTTGGTTTAGTTCTTAATTTCGTTGGTAAATCTTTTGTAAATCCGAATATTTGGTTTGCAGTACATCTCCCTCTTAATACTGCTTTTCCAATGTATTTAAATCTATAACATTTAGTTAATTCCTCTGCGGGATTTGGTGCAATAAATTCCGTAGCTACTTTGCCTTGCTCCAATTTGACCCATTTAAGAGTTACGCTAGTTCCTCGATTCAAAAAGATTGTAAATGTTTTTGTACTCTTACTTGTATGTACAACATTTAATCCTTGCTTCAATATTACTTGTGAGTTGTCATCTGCAACCATAGTTACCGTTCCGCTTACAGATGTTACATAGCACGATAATGTAGAATCACCTTCCGTCGCATTCTCTAAGTATTGTAGAAATGTTCCGGTATCTGAGTATTTATCGTTCTTGACGGTGATACCTCCGTTAGCGCTTGGCGTAACTGTAACATTCCAAATCTTCCATCTATCTACTGAATAGCCTTGTTGTTCGTAGCTTGTAGCACCTCTTTGATTGATTTTAAAATCTGGATTAATCAATAAATTCGGATTGCTGAATTTTGTTCCTAAATAAGTTGCTAGTTGCGATAATAAGCCTTTTTTCAATCCTGCGCCATTATGCACAGGTAGTAAGCTTGTATCTGTAAAACTAGGTAACACGTCTAATTCTGTGACTTGTTTTCCCATATTATTCCTCCTTGATTTTATATTTCCAATCCGTGCCGACTTCTCCACTTGCTACTTCGTAAGACCAATCAGCTAAGATTGTATTTCCTTTTTCATCCACTAAATCTTGAGCGCTTGTTGCGTTCAAATTCGTGGTAAAGTGATTATTCATCACCATTTGATTCAATGCGTTATGTGATGTGGTTACAGACTTTATTCTATCGACAAGCCACTGAATAGAAGCTTTGTCTTTGAATACGAAAGCCATATGCTAACCCCACATTGTGCTTAAATCTGATGTACTGATTGCGTTTGATATCCTTTTCCTGTAATCGTTGAATTAACCTGTGTAGCATTTTGAAAGCCGCTGTCATTTGCTAATTGTGATACCTTTGTTGGCACTGAAATATCTACAGCTTTTGAGCTTGGCTCAACCTTTGTACCGTTAACCTTTACAGACTCAATCACATTCGCTTGAGCACCACTTGCGATACCACTTAATTTGCTTTTTTCTTCGCTTGTATAGTCATTTGTCGATAAGCCTTTGCCGCTTTCCACATCAACTTTTCCACCTAATGCAGTTTTAATTTTGCTGATTAATAGAGTTAATCCACTCTTATCTAAATATTCAATAGCCATTCTTTTTTCCTCCTTATAAACTATTCCATATTTCATCTAATTCATTTGTTGATACCGAAGTTACAGAGCCATCTGCCATAGCTCCAATATCCTCCGGTGTATATACCGGTCTTGTCTCTGTTTTCGCCCATGCTGGAACTGTTGGGTCTATTTCTTCAACTTCTCCAATGATTTCATTACCATTTAATTTAGGCTTGTTCCTAAGTTTTTCATAATCCGTTGTTCCTACATATTGTTCATTTAAACCGAACTGAATATGATCTGATTCGTCTTTAACGTCGATTTCTATACTGTTTACCAGAATCATGTGATCACTTCCTTGTTTAACACACTATACACATTAACTGTTTTTATCGGCGAAGCCATCGCTATGCCGTCATATGTAATCATTCGTAGTTGGATATTGCAATTTCCACTTTTAAAGCTTAGCGTTTCTTCCTGCGTTAAAAAAATTGAAATAACATTGTTTTCGATTTTTAAATCTATCATTCCTTTTTTCAATAAATATCCATTTTGCTCAAATACCACATAGATATGTTCCATATCTGCTAAATCAATATTATTGACCGTGATTTGAATTGTAGGTGTTGTTCCTTGTCTCATTCTTTCACCTTGTACGTCCATTCCTCGCCTACATTTCCGGAGTCAACTACATATGCCCAATCCGCTAATATTGCATTTTTATTCTCATCAATAAGACCGCTTTCTGAATCTGATAATAATTCGGTTTTAAAATGATTGGTCAGAATCATCTCCATTATCTTCTGATCAGCTTCACGGATTGAAGCTCCTAATGTTTTCTTCGCATTTCCTTCAAAATCAATTCTTGCATCAACTATCTCCGCATTGGCATTCAATGAGCTTTCAGTTGAAGATATAATTGCATCAATGCGTGTGGTTAATTCGTTCGCTTTTTTTAATAGAGCAAGATATTGTCCACGCACTGCATTTCCAGCATTACTATATGTAACACCATTACCACCTACACGAATATCAATTAACTCGTTCAGGTTTGTCTGATTGCCATTAGTGATCGTCAATAAATCCAATCTATGCATAATGGTGTCATATTTCTGTTCGATATAAGCATCAACCAATTGTTGCCAACCGTATTCACTTGGATCTACTTCAGTTGTTCCGTTTGGCGCTCTCTTCACGATAAAAGCTAATTCATTTGTCACTAGCTGCTTATTACCACGAATCAAATGGACTGCTAGTTCAATTAATCCGTTTTCCTCGAATGGTTTTCCAGGAATATAAAAACCATCTTCGTCAGATGGCAATACTTCTTCATGTAGTTTTCCTTGATTTAAATATCGAATATGAATTTGTGGTGTATAGTCATCATATTTACTTCCATCACTTTTCAATATAACAGGAACATTAACAGACCCTTCGCATGTTTCTAGACCTTTAATTGCCACAAGTTGTAAACCACTTCTTAATAATTCCATAAAATCAACTCCTTCCTATACATATTTTGCATCTATTACAATTCCATTAATCAATGTTAGCTGCAGCTTTTTTTCTCCATCTGAACCATTCGCATAACACTTAGGTCTGAAATATCCTAATGGCGCAGTTCCGATTGCCAGTAAATTAAATGGCCCACCATTCACACCACCACTTCTACCCTGGTTTTGGCCGAAGTACTGACCATTGTAGTACATGGCTACGTGGCCTTTACCACCTCCCATGTTGGAACCCCAAACTGCGATATCTCCATTTTGTGGAGTGGATACGACATTACATGAATTCAACATTCCATTAGAAGCGCGTTGAGTCCAAATATCTTGAGCACCGCCTGTGGCCGTACAATTCGCATATGAGTATCCTAACCACTTCATGTAAAACGCGTAACCGTCCCAACATTGCGCTCCAAATGAACCATCTACATTGTGACTTGTGCCATTATAAGTATCGACGAATACAGAAAAGGGTTGAGCCATATTACTCAACTCCTGTCACGATTCCTGACCTAGTAGTTACTGATTTTGTAACAGTATAAGTACCTGTTAATCCAGTTTTACCATCAATCTTTATCGTGCTAGAATTTTCACTTAAAGAAATCTCATTGTTTTTGGTAATGATATCGACACCATTTGTAGACACCTTAACTTTATTAGTGCCACTAAGTAAAGTTATTGAGCCGTCATTATCAACGGATACGCTGGCATCTCCGCAAATTAATTTAATACTATGCGATAAATATTTACCGTCAGACTTTACAGATCGGAACGCAATTCTTTCAGGAAGAACATTACCGTCTGCATCCACCGCTTTTATATCTGCCCAAACAGATCCTTGCGCAACCCCATCAGTACGTGGCTGCATATTAATTTCTGCACCCACATTAATATCTTTAACTGTGTTCAATGTTCCTTTAAATGTACCGTCATTCATAACTAACTCACCGGTATCCATATTTAAGTAGAAGTTGCCACTCTTATCGGAAAGAATGCCTGTAATAATCGCATTCGCAATCAAACCTTTTGGGCCAAATGCATTACCCCATTTCCAATCCGTTCCATCTTCGGTTCTTGTATCAGAGAACTCTAATCCGCTAGTTCCATAGCATGTTGCTCCATACGTTGGACTGTCTGGATCTAAATCTTCCATCTTCATAGCTCTATAATCCATCTTCTTTGCAATGTTTCTTTGAGCATAAAGCGAAGCTTGAGTCGCATCAATAATTCCTTTTATCTTTTCTGCAATCAAACTAGATGTCTTTTTATCAATCACCTTTTGTGCTGCCTGGATAACACTATCCGCATTTTCAAAGTACTTCGTTTCATAATCACCTAAAGTCATACTATCGTATTTTTTTAGGATACAATCATAATCACATTCAATTAATCTTGCCTTGGTTTCGATATTCAACTTTCTGTGTTTAATATGAACTGTATCACCAAAGCCAATTGAAACAAGATTCTTAATATCTTTGTAAGCATCCAGTCTTGCCAAATCTACAATATCAACCTTATACGTGATATTAGGAACATCACAATTGGTCTCAGTGAAATAATCAGCCGCTCTTTTTCGCAACACTTTATATAAATCTTCCAATGTGTCGCAGACTGTGATTCCATTCGATGCATCATCTTCCTGTGCATCTTCTTTTAGCTTTACGTCATCAAACTGGATAAAGTTCCAATATACATCTGGATAATTATTAATAAAAGGAGAATCAACACACTCCTCATTTGGCAATACGTATCCATTATAGGCTTGCGGATATATTCTTGTGATTAAATTTTCTGTGTTTACGACTTCCTGAACGCTTTTCAAATTGTATCCGAACTCACACCTAGCGCCTTTATCCAAACCAATTCTTTTGTTGATCTTGATTGTGTAATCGTCATAAACGATCTCTCCACCCCATCGATTTATAAATGTATTGTCTGCGTTTCCATTGATAGCTTGCAAACGATTTATTTTATTAAAATAACACGTAGAAATATCTGTGATATCCGAAATCCCTTTAAAAGACGTTCCGCTTAAAATTGTATTTAACGCATCCTGGCCATTCATATTCACGCATCGAGTATCCCACAAAGGTGGTGTTGTCTTGACCATGTAAAAAAGCGGATACGCTGTTACTTGAACATCATAATCCGCTTTGTCTACATGACGAATAATAAACAATTGGTCTTTATTAAATAATGCTGGAACTTTTAAAACTGCGCCATCAATGATATTTTCTGAAATATCATCAATAGGATGCACTAATTTAACATACCATTCCCCGTTCAAAACAACGTGCATAACGCAGCTAGATGGATGTAAAACATAATCACCATTCTTTTCATAGCTTTTATTAAAAGGCTTATACAATTGGATCATAGTTCACACCTCCAGTTTGGAATCACTTCACACTTAAAATTGTCACTTACTGTAATTGAATTTGACCCTTCAACTAAATATAAAGATTCAAAATCCCCACTGACCTTGACATTCTGCAATTCGCCATTTTCTCGATAGGCTACGCATCTATCGGTATCAATATAAATTGTTCCTGATGTATTAACTGTCATTTTATTTCCATTAACGTTTAGAATGCATTGCCCTTCGCCACTAATAATATAAGTAGGATGAGATAGTGCATAAGGATTTGTCTGCACCATTTCACAACTATATCTATCTTGACCAATAAATAAATATCCGTATGGATCACAGGTAAACGTGGCCACAAAAGCATTAATTTCTTTTGTGCTTTCTCTTGAGATATCACCAAATACAACTTTTTTGATTTTATAAAAGATTTCTGAATCATCCATCATCATAAGAGTCTTAGATTTACGAATCATTCTTTTATAATCTCTAAAAGTTTTATTCAGGTATTCTCTTTTTTCTTTGAAATTAAAATTGATATCAAATGTAATATCATCATAAGTGCCTAGATCTTCGAAATACTTACCATCTCTTCCAGGAATATCATATTCTTTGTAGTTGCGCTTAGGAGTTACTATATCAGGTCGTCTGACCGGATATAGTTTTTCCCGAACGCAAGATACATTATCTAAATAAATATCAAATGAACTCATTCTAAGCCTCACCTCTCATATAAGCGTTAGAAACACTTCTAGATCCAATAACTCTCTCCATAGATTGAGCGATGTTGCGACCATCCAATGTTGTAGTGTTATACACAACAAATGTTGGATCATACCGATAATTCGTATTATCAGTAAACGAAGGATCCATTCCAATATCCATGATATCCTGTAAATCTTTGATTTGGCTTTCTACTCTGCTTTTGTTTCTGTCAATTCCTGTAGCTAATAAATCCATGAAGTCAGGCATCCACTCATCCGCATCGGCCAAAGGACCTTCATCTGGAACAGAGAAATGTAGATTTTTCTTAATAAAGTTTGTGACTCCACTAATCTTTCCTTTTACCCATCCAGTAAATCCTTTCCAGATACCACTTGCGAAGTTTGACATCATGTCCAATCCCCATTGTAGGAATTGACCAGGTAACGATTTTATTTCATTCGCAATATTTTTAACCAAATTAACTGCTGCATTCTTCCCTTTTGAAGCAAAATCTTTTGCCCAATTGACAATTGCAGACAACATATTGCTAATCCAGTTTTGGAAGTTGTTTAAACCATTCGCAAAATTCTCACCAAGATTTTGAAAAAAATCATCGATTTTCTGCTTCACATTATTGAAGCCATCCGTCCATGATTTTTTAAAGCCTTCCCACAACTCAGAAACCTTATTACAAACGGACTCCCAAGTTTCCGCCAAGAAATTAAGTACCTCATCCCAGTTTTGAATAACTAATATAATTGCCATGATGGCTGCAATAATTGCAACAATTATCGCAATCACAGGAGCTGCGGCGGTCATTAAAGCTGCAACTCCACCTGCTGACCATCCACATGCTGTGCCAACCGCCAGTATCAAAGGAGCAATCGTAGTTAAAACCGCAATAATCCCAATAAAGACCGCAATCATTTGTTGAGCTGGTTCAGGAAGTTCACTAAATATCTGAATAATTGTAGTCAATGCTTTTGTAAATTCAGTAAACGCTGGCATTACTGCCTTTGAAAAATCGGCCATAGCCTCATTGTAATCATCTTGGGCCTTGTTTGATTCAACCAATGCCTTGTTGTTCTCATTCCATGCATCTGCTGATTTCATTAAACCTTGATTGGCCATTTCATCCAACACTAACTGTGCACGTTCTGAATTATCTGAACATTGTTCTAATTTTTCATTGAATTCATCTTCAGATGTGCCAGCCCAATTCAACATATCCGCAAAACTACCGGTAACTGTACTTGTCTTGATTGTCTCGTTGATTGACTCAGCCAAACCATCAATTGGAATCGAATCACCATACCGGGCCCAGGCACCAATTGCACCCTTAGTGATTTGCGTTAACTGACTTTGCTCCAAGCCAATTGCCTGTAAGTTTGCAGTAGTTGTAGCAGCAGATTGCGTATCCCCTAACACTCCAATAAGCTGCTTATACGTTTGTTTCGTCTCCTCCGTTGTGTAATTTAAATGAGAAGAAGAAACTTCTAAAGAACCCATGATTTTTAAATATTCTTTTGATTCTTCGACCGCACCTTTGATATTTTCAACCATTCCAGATGCAAAATCAGATACTTGTTGAGCAGCCTCTTGCATGTTAAAGCTATCTTTAAGTTGTTGAACATCTGTCTTAGTCTTTTTTAACTTTTCACCAGTTTGTTCTGAACTATCTCCTACTTTTTCGACTTGAGTCGATGCATCACTTGCACTTTTTGCCAAATCATCCAATTTAGAATCATTGTCTGATATTTCAGACGATAATTTATTGGCATAAGCAGTTGTCTCATTAAATGCGGTCTTCAATTTAGAAATCGTTGATTCCGTATTCGCATAAGCTTTTTCTGCTTTCTGAACCTGGCTTGAATTCTCACCATATTCATTCGTCAATTGTTGGATTTCTTTGGCCTGTGCCTCAAGATAATCCGTTTGTTTTTTTATCTGATCCGATAAAAGCTTCATTTTATCTGACTGCTCATCATATTGTTTCTTCAGAACCTTATTTTTCGCAGTCAATGACTCCATGCTGTCAGCTTGAGCATCAAATTCACTTGATACAGCTTTTAATTCAGAACCATACTCTTTTAAATTCTGATTAATTTTAGAAATGGATTGATTAAATTCAGATTCACCTTTAATCGAAATCTTTGGTCCAATATCATATCCAGCCATATCATCACCTCAAATCTACATTAATATATTCTGGCTCTATGTATTCGTCGGCATATCCATCAAGAATTACCGAAGCATCCGTTAGATCAGCTAAATAGCCTAACGGCATTACCAAAAACTCATTGGATGGAATACCAATCTTATAGGCTTTTACCATTAAGTATTTGCTTGAATCACCTTGAAGCTTTTTTTCTTCTTTTTTTTTGAAGATTTTAAAGGCTTAGCCTGGATTTCTCTTTTTTTTGATTTGGAAATACATTTCTTGATTTTTGCAACAATTGCCTTCAATTCTTCTGGATCAGAAGGAATCAAGTACCCAATTGTATCTTTTGGAATCGGCTCCAATAATCCATCTTCGCCAATTGGTGCTCTATCATACTTTTGTCGCATGATATTCATAAACGCACATCCTGAATCAATCATTAGATAAAGCATACTGATCATCATGTTTGCAGCTTCGGCCACGTCTTGACCTTCTTCAATCTTTTTAGCAGCTTGCGCAAAGTTTCCCATTTGTGAAACACAAGCTAAAGAAAAAGACATTGGATATCTATATTCTCCAATGTCTATAAATTGAATATTCATGTCCATAAGTCACCTTATTCAACAATATTTGCCTTTTTCTTCAAGTACGCAACGGCTTTTGCTTCATCTGGTAAATCTGCGTAGCATTGCCATGCATGATCACCTGCTGCATCACGCATCACGGATCCCGTGATTTCAGGCAACTGCCAATCGACTGTATCTTCTTTTGTCTTCGCAGAACCACCTGGAATATTAAATTTAACACGATTAAACCAAATTGCGCGATAAAATTCTTCGTTGTTATTTTGATGTAGCTCAATAAGTCCACATCCAACTTCAATTGACTTCGTATTGTCATCAAATACATATTCAGTAACAGATTCCTCGCTAACTGTAATTTTATTTTCTTTAATACTCAATAAAAGTTTAGATGTAGCAGGCATCAATTCACCAGTGGTAATAGTCAAAGTTCCTTCTTTGAATTCTCCACCTTCTGATTCTGCAATTTCATTGTCCAAATATAAATTATTATTGTCAGTAGTCGTAATATCAAGACTATACTCACTCATCTTTTCAGGGATGTTACCTTCTGAATAAGTCGTAGCACCGTCTGAATGACTATATTTCGCAATAATTAATTTTGATAAACCTTTTTTTGCCATTATTTGTTCATCTCCTTTTTAAATAATTCATTCATTTTACTGTCCATTGCTTCAATACTCTTTTTTCTGTATTTTCGAACTGCACGACCCACAAAATCATTCTTAGGACGAAAAGAAGTTCCTCTCAAGATTGATCTAGCAATCAATGGTATTGGAACTCCTCTTGAATACTTTTTTGTTTTATGACTTGAATATCCTGCAAAGCCAACTTTGACGTTGATATCATCGCCCTTGCTCTCCATGTCTGATATTCCAAGACCTTTCTCAAGAGCTTTTTTCTCGTAGTCCATAGGACCTTGACTTGCATGATTGGATGTCTGTAATGATTTTATCTCGCTGCGAATACCATCTACAACCACTCCAGCACCTTCATACAGTGACATCTTCATGATTGGAACTACATCATCTTTTTCAAGTTTCTGCAGTTTATCAAGATATTCATCAAAATCATTAAATTCAATTTCGGCCATCAATACTCCCAATCGAATGAATAATGAATGTAACTCGAATTTGTTTCGTATTCAATACTAATTATATTGAATGGAACTCCGTTGGCGTTAAACAAATCAATAACATCATCCACTAAATCATCGAACTCGACTTTTGTATAAATATCCAACGAACCTTTTAACATGATTTCATCATGTTGATTGTCCAAAAATAAAGAATCAGATTCTCCTTCTTCTTGCCAAACTATATATCTATCGCCTTTATCTCCTGTTGCATCATAATGGTAAATTTTATTAGTGCTTGTATACTGCAGTAATTCTGCAAACTCTTTAAGCTTCGAATTCAAACTTTTCATTTAAATGCATCAATGTAAGCTTAGTGATTTGTATACCATTATCATCAAATGTATGTTGAATCTGTGAAATCTGATACTGTGTACCATCTTCCAAAACAACAATATCGTTATATGTAATTGAACGATCTCTGTAAATAGATACAGATTCATCCAGTCTATCCTGTGCTTTTTTAGCTTCATAAAACTTTGTAACACCAATTACTTCATAAGAAAAATAATAAGAAGATTTAAGGTGTAATTTAGGTACAGGCATAAAACCTTTGTCCTGCACTAATACACGCTCATAAATCTTCAGAATTCCATCATCAAATGTCATTATCTTCCTTTTTGTGACCACAGGATATTGTTCAATTCATATCTAAGAGATCTAGGCATAGCTAGTGGGCTATCTTTATTAGCTCTTTTTCTGAATAAGAATGCTGCGTAGTCAATCTTCGCCATATAATAATCAAAGGAATCATCATCGACGATTCCTTCTCTTGTCATAAGGGAAGCAGCTTGCTCCAACAACACTTTTAAATATTCATCGTTGGCATTTGTTTGAGGCATTTGGAGATTCTGCTTAAGGACAGTTAGTTCAGTATCTTCTCCAAAATCCATTGCTCATTACCCTTTTGTAACTTTTACAGTATAAACAAGTTTTGACATTCCGTTCTTCACAGTAACAACTAAATTCTTAGTTCCTTCTAATGTTAATCCCTGGCCATTATTGTATTTCTTTCCACCGTACATAATAGTCACTGATGCTCCATCCTGAGTTGGAACTGCATTAACAACGGCATTTGCTGCAGTTGCGCTTACTTCGTATTCATAAGTATTCGCATTGAATGATAATGTTTCTGATCCAAGAGTCAATGATGATAATGTTGCATCATTCGCATCATCTGCACGGAATGTTGCTGATGTTACTGGTGCTTTACCATCGATTGTCATTACACCGAATCCTTCATCAATTGCAGGCTTTCCGTCATAGCGAGCTACACCACGGAATACTGTCTGATTGTCTAAGAACTTAACGTGTTCTGACTGATCAATCTTAGCTCCGGCACGTTCACCTAATGTGTATAAATCAAAGTGTCCGAAGATAATATTGTTATCTGCAATAAAGTTAAGCTCAACAATTTCACCACCCACAATAGGCATTGTATTCTTCATTCCGGCAACAATAGCACCATTCATATCTGCATCCAATGACTCTGCCATTAATAATTTATGCGTCTTTTCGTTCATTACCCATGTTAATCCTGCAGATGAGTAATCATTGATTACACATGTTGATTTTTTGATAATATCCTTAAACAATTCTTTTCCGGTAAGGTTAGCACCTCCTTTTAAAATATTTGTTGTGTGTAAATCTTTCCATTCTCTAGCCGTTGAAGAATAATCATTTGGACGTGTTTCCTGGGCTAATCGAGTAACAATACCAAGTGGCATCTTAACTCCATGACCGAATAAAACTGCTTTATCCAACGCTTTACCCATTGCCTTACCGATTGCATTAATGATTTCTGTAGCTAAATCCTCATCGCTGTCTTCCAATACTGCATTGCATACTGCGAAGAATCCGGCTACTGCGTATCCATCCATCTCAATGTTGTTGAACTTCAAATCCATTTCATTCAATGATCCGCACATTTCAGTCCAAATACCTTCTGGAATATCTCCCATGATATTTTGACGAGATGTTCCACTTACACTTTGCAAATTAACTTTTGAAATCAATTTAGAATTTTCTTCTACTATTTGACGAATTAAAGGCAACATAACTTGTGGAATTGTTAATCCAACATTTTCAATTGCACGATGCTCTTTAATGCATGTCCTTACGTTTGATAGGAATTTTTCTACATTCTCATCTTTGAAGAAACGATCACGTTCTTCGATTGGCATATTGAAGAATTTATTTCTTACAGTCATTTTCTGTTGTCCTCCTCTATTTTCTTCTTGCTTAGGTTCATCTGTTGGTTGTTGAGATTCTGCTTCTTCAATTTCTTTTTCGATATCAGCTATTGTCTCTTCCAACTCTTTCTTTTCATCTTCGTATTCTTGTTTTTCTTCTTCTAATTTTGCTACTTCGTCTTCAACAACTTGTTGTTCTTCTTCTGTTGAATCATCACGCAATTCAGAAATCGCAACTTCTAGTTCTTTTGTACGTTTTTCAAAGTCAGATTCTTTTTTTCTTAATTTCTCAAGATTCTTTTTCTGCGTATCTAATTTTTTACGCAACATTAAAACTTTTAACATGCTTATTCTCCCTTCAATCTCTTCAGCATTTCTTTTTTTCTTTGTTCTAATTTTCTAGAACGAATTGTGTTAAACTCCTTTTTACGCGCGGATACCTGTGTATCTTCGTATGCAGGAAAAGTAACTACAGATACTTCATACAGATTCACGGATTTAATTGTCCAATGAACTCCATTTCCGTTTTCTGAATATTCTTCTGAAGTAATCTCAAAGCCAAAACTACATTGATCCACATCGCCACGTTGCACACGAGCATATAGATTCATCGCGTCCTGGTCTGATTCATTGATTTCAACTTCGCCCCATAGACCTTTGTCATCAACTTTTAAAGTCAATGTTCCTGATTTGGTGCGCCCTAAAACCAAACGTGTATCATGGTCAATCAAACAACGGATATCATTATCCAGTGCTCCATCAAAAGCATGTGGATCTACACTTTCAGTAGCTCCATCCCATAACTGATAATTGGAATTGAATACTGCGAAGTATCCACTGATATACTTTTTCCCATCTGCATCTCTAGTTTTGAATTTAGATAAAGAACTTCTCATCTGATATTTTTTATCCATTATTCTCACCACCTTTTTCCAATTTCTTTTGGTCTCCTATCATTCCTTGTGGAATATAGTTTTCAAGTATGATCAATTCATCTAATCCATCCATCGGAGAATATCCTAGTGAATCTCTGACTTCATTACCTGTCACGATTCCTCGTGTATACAAATCACATCCCACCGTCGAGAGTGTTTGTATGTCATAGGCATAAAGCGACCTATAATTGAACCTAAAATACCATTCAGGCTTGATAAGTAAACTTCGTGTAAGTGCCTGTTGGATGCACTCACAAATTCCTTTAATTCTTGTATTGATCCAGTTGTTCCATTCCTCTTTATTAAATTCTCCGGCACCTAGTACGAATGTCGGAACATCTAAAATGGAAGCTACTGTCTTTTTGTCCATTTCTACCGAATCTTTGATGGCCAAATCATTCAATGATAACGGTTTTACCGTAACCACATCAAATCCATCTGCAGGAATTAGCCAAGGCTCTCCTGTCTGATTTGATTTAATATATTTATCCAACAGTTTTTGTCTTCCATCTGAGTTAGAAAATTCATCAACCATTCCATCAACTTTAACAATCAATGATGGTTGCCATTTTGATTCCATGAATCCTTTCTTAGTGACGTTCGCCTGATCTAATGTTTCGGCTACGCTTCGCAAGGATTTACGATAACCTACGCCTTTCCATGGATAGTTTGGATCCGGATTAATTACTATATGAATTAAATCTTCCGGAAAATATTCCTTTCCGTTATAAAGAATGGAATATCCAAAATCGCCGTTTGGAACAAATGAAACACTTCCAGGATTCAACGGATAAATACCTTCAATTAAACCGGATACTGTTCTTGGATACAAAACACAGTTTCCATCACCTTCCAACAACAACGAACGAACAATAGAAGACATCCATGTCATTCTTGTCATGTATTTGTTTGGATGAATATCCACTAAATTTGATAGTGCATTACTAATTCTTTGATCGCCATTCTTAGAATTCTCCATTAAATGGATTGTCATACTTCCAATTAGATTGGCAATCTTATTAACTGCGCTAATAATTTCAGGATTCTGTGATAATGGTGTATAACCGGCTGACAATACAGATTCCCAATTTACTGGCATTACCGCAGCATAATTCGACCTTTTTTGTGGATCCGGTCTAATATTCTTCTTTTTGTTTCTCCTTGACAAAATAAGCCTCCTAATCTAAAAACATCGAAGCAGACGAATTCTTTTCTTCTGCAATCAATAATTGTTTACAAGCGATAACTGAACAATCGAATAAATCTATACGTTGGTTTGGCATTACTTTTTGGAAACGCACAAAATCATCACTGTCTTCTGTAGCTTTTACATTCCCAACGCAATACTCATACGCAAGATTATGCACGTAATAAAATTCTTGAAGGTTGAACTTTTTCTCGATTTCTCGAAAAGCTTCCGTTTTTTCAACGTACAATTGTTTCTGATCACGAATTTTAAAACCGGCTTTTTTCATTTTTAAAATGAATTCACGCGAATACCTTCTGTCGTATCCGATCCATCGAATTCTAAAACCTCTGTCTCGAACTTTTATGAACCATTGAATTACATCTTCATATTCAATGACATTCGAGTTACAACACGTTAGCCATCCTTCTTCTTCCCACCAGAATACCGGGATGTTATCTTCATCCGATTTCTGATATGCCGTACTTCGTGGAATAAACGCATGACTGATGCAAATATCCACTCCTTTATATCGGCCATAAATACAAACTCCGGTTAAATCGTGCAGTTTGGATAAATCCGCACCGCCATACCATTTGATAGGAAGTTTGGCCAATTCATCAATCGTCCAATTATACTTGGCATCGGATGTCTTCACGACATTCATATCAAAATATGTGTCGATTTGATTTGTAAAAACATTCAATGATTTCGCGAAGAAATCTTTTCTTTGTTGAGGATCGTTCTGCGCCTGGATCGCATCATTCATTAAGTCTTCGGCACGAACCGATTGACCAATACCAGGATTGGCCATTGCCTGAACATCTGGATTCATGTAATCCAAAAACTTTGCGCCTTCCTCATTTTCCGTTAGATCGGCTTCACAAATAAAAACGAAGTATTGCTCATCGTCTACTTCGCCATCTAAAATCTTTTTACAATATCGAACTCTTTGTGCTAAGAAACTGTTTGGATCATCTCCAGCAGTTGAAATACCAATAATCAATTTATTTGCGTAAGCTTTCATAGCTTCTTTGAATAAATTGTATTGTTTTGGCTTTTTAAATGCGTGAACCTCATCTGCAATCGCAAAGTTACAGTTAAATGAATCTTGCGCATCTGGATTTGTGGCCAACGCATTTAATTCAAACATTCCGTCAGACATTTCTGCTTTTATAGAATGTTCGTTGTTGTTGTCGATAATATGAAACAATCCACCATCCTCATCCGATTCTCCCATGTTTCTTACGTTATATTTAAGAAAATTGAATGTCTCCAATGTTTGTTTTAAGGCTGCAGCCACAACATAAATCTTTGATCCGGATTTTCGATAAAGTAATCCAACCGCATACGCTAATGCTGCGGAAAATGATGTTTTAACATTTTTTCGAGGAATAAATATTAAAGCCTCATGATATTTTTTTATCTTCGTTCCTTTTCGATAGATTCCAAACAGGTTGTAAATGATAAATTTATGAAAAGGCATCAAAATAAAAGGAGTACCTCGTAAAGGTTCTCCGTCTTGTGTTTCGCCTTGCATGTGGCAAATTGTTTTTTGAATGATTGAAATAATGAAGTCTGCATCCTTTGGATTGAATTCATATCTTTCGTCTTCCAAATCTCTATAAAATCTATCAATTGCTTTTATACGATAAATATTGGCTTTGATTTTTCCACTCTTACAATCTTCACAATATTTCTGTACTTCTGAAAAATACTTTCCATTATACACTACTTAACACCTGTCTCTTATACACATCTCCGAGCCCACGAGACCGT